CTGCATCAAATTGGTTTCTAAATGTTGCTACTTGCTCTCCAGTACTTGCATCTAGTACATGAGCAGTATAATAATCCGATCCATCTCCTGCAGTATCTCCACCTATACAAAACCTTGCTGCCTTTGTATCTGGTAGTCTGTAAATATTTATATATCCCTCTTTATCATCTATCCATCTAATATTGGTTATCTTTAATCCATCATAATCATAGATAAAATAACCTGTTTTAATAGGTTTAGGAATATTCTCTAATCTTAACATTATCTTTTCTTTGTCAAATACTGATGTACCACTAACTATAAATGCTTCGTGTGGATTCATAGGATATTCTTGTTTGAATAAGTTTATATCTCCTCCACAGTTATTAGCTATACACCATCTTCTCCATGTTAATTGTTCATTTGTTAGATTATAGGTTTCTTTTAACGTTTGTTCTTCACTTGTTAAATCAAAACCTGTATATGGCATCTGATATTCTTTTAAATCTTGCCATCCTACAAATAATGGAACAAAATCATTTTCTCCTTTTACTGCTTTATCCCATAATTCTTTATAATATTCATAACCATTAGCAGTACTTTCTATTATTACCATAGTGTTTGGTAAGTTTGGTACTGACTGCATTAATCCTATTAAGGTTTCTTTAGCTCCATTTCCCCAGAATGCTAACTCTGATATATGTAGGTTATTAAATGTATCAGAACGTCCTACACCATCAGCTCCAGCAGTCATACATTTTATTTTACTTTTAAGTCCTGTTCCTTCTTGGTTATCAAATATCAATTCTTTTGCATTACTTGACTTCTTGGATGGTTTCATTTCTGGTGGTAAATTATCATATATTCTTTTGCTCATATTGAATAAGTTGGTAGTAGCTTCTTCTTTATGAGCTATAATACCAGTATTTATATTAAACTTTGTAGCAGTCTCTTTAAATAATATAGATTCTGTTAGAGTACTAAATCCCATCTGCCTAGCTTTTAGTATTATGATCCTTACTGGTTTGTTTTGTTTCTTTTGTTCTTTAATAATGTCATATAACCTTTGTTGAGGTTCATTTAACTTAAAATCTACTATCATTCCAGATTTATCTCTAATCTTTACAAAGTTCTCTATATACTTCTTTGTATTAATATTCATTATCATCAGCTACTTGCTTTAATTTTTCTTCATAACTTAAATTTACATTGGTATCTACTTCTTGTTTATCTATCCATCCATAATTATTTTTTAGGTTGAATATGACACCTGCAGTATTTCCACCATTAAATAGTTTTTCTTCTGCATAATTCTCTACTATACATTTGATTTTTTTTAACGTGGGGAAAAACTCCTCTTTTTCTTCATAATTTAATAGTGTTTTCCTATCGGTATCTAATGCAATAGCAAGTCCTGTCATTGTATATGGTCTACCTTGTTCATCACATAATTCAAAATACTCTTTTGCTGCTTTTTCTATTTGTTCAAAAGATTCAAATTTTAATGGTCTACCTCCAGCCATGCTATCACTTCCTTTCCATCAAAAAAGAGCTATAAAGCTCTCTACCTTTTACCCCTGTTTCTCTAACCATTCAGGGGATTAGTCCTATGATAAGAGAAATTAGTACTTAATAGTACCTTAGAAATAGATAAGATACTTGACAATGCACACTGGAAAGATTAACAAGTTTTATCTACCTCTAAGCTACCATTAGGTAGCCAAATTGGAGTACTAGGTATGGGATTTACCCAGTTACATAATAACATATTTTTTTTATCATTTTTTATCATCTTTTAAAATTTGATGTATTGTACTCAAATATCTATACACTTGAGCTATAGAATAGTTTACTCTAGTAGTTATTTCATTAGCTTTTAATCCATCTATGTATCTAGCTACAAATACCTTTTCTAAAGCTCCTTTCATGTGTCTTAAACTATGCTCCATTTTCTTTAGATAATTTTCTAACATACTTATTTCTTTTTCTAGAATCTCTATATCTTTGTCTATGCTTTCTATCTTTGATGTATATTCTAGGAATTTATCATGATTTACTATTGATGACTGCACCATTACCCCATTTATTTTTTTACTCTTTGGTTGTGTTTCTTCAAAATATATTTGTTTTTTCTCCTTAAGAGTATTTAACCTATTTATTGCTACTTCTAATTCTTGCTGCTGATCGTAATAGTTCTTCATATCAGCCACCTATTTGTAATATCCTTCTAATATCCTTTTGATAGTTCTATCTACTTTCTTTCTCATTGTTAAGATTATATCTTCATCTGATATTTTATATTCTAGTTGTATCTGTCTTATTAAGACTAATACATCAGCTAATTCTCCAATTAAATCTTCTAAGTTGCTCTCATATTTCCACATCTCATCATTTTCAATATTGAATATAGCTTCTTGGAGTTCATATATTTCTTCGCTTAATTTTTTCTGCTGATTACTTACTCCAAAATAATTTATTATTTTTAGTAAATCTGTATTTAGTTCCTTCATCTACTCACCTCTATTAAGTATTTTTATTATTTCATTTACTTTTCTTGCTATCTTCTTTTGGTTACTTGTGAAATTTTGCAATACTAAAGGTTCTATCGTATTATCATGTACTTGTTGGTAGTATAACCTTTCTATCACTTGTATTTCATCATTTAAGTTAGAGAAATCATAAGCGATACTATCTGTTAGATAATCACCTTCTCCATCTCTATATCTATTACCATCTAATTGAAATACTAATTTATCGTACATAAATATTTTTGGTACATCTTCTCCATTTGCTAATTTGTTTAATAAGTCTATAATCTTCATTTTATCTCTCCTCTTAATATTTTTATTGCTGCTCTGACATCTTTATCAGAAACGTTATCTAATCGCTTTATAGCTCTATTTATAGTCTTTTCTAGCTTAACTATATATCTAACTAAATCCCATTTAGTTTTAGTATTTAAAGTAAATTCACTATGTTCTTTTATTATTGGAGGTACTATACTATTCATTGTTATTCTCCTCTACCTTTTCTACTAAATCAGCTTTTATTAGGTCATATATAAAATCAAATTCTTCACACATTGAATAACTAACAAATTCAACACCTGGTTTATTATAACTCATATATCTAATACATCTATCTTCTTTCCATATTTGCCAATCTGTTTCATTTGTTGTTTTAAATCTTTTACCTTTCCAGTCAGTAGTCATATATGTATATCTATCAGTAGTTAATATATAATAATCACTTCCTTCATACACTTCGAGAAAATTATATTTGCTATTTAACTGATTTATTAATTCTTTTAAATCTACATTATCTTTAATCTTTAACATTGTTATTCTCCTTATCTAATATTTCTAAAATACGTATTCCATTTACATCATAAATACTACATACTTTTCTTAATTCTTCATCTATTCCTATATATTCTCTTACTTCTTTTATGATAGAATTTAATCTTTCTATTTCATCATTTTTATACTCTAATAACTCTCTTAATTCTTTTATATCATTATTTAATCTTTCTATTTCTTCTGTTGCGTCATCATAAAGTTCGTTAAATATTTCAGTAGGAATTATTGTTGTTCCTCCATGTTGATGATATTGTTCATAAAATTCTTCTTCTCTTAATTTCACTCTTTATCACTTCCTTTGAGTTCCTTAATCTTGTTTTTTATATCTCTATATAAATTGGTAGTTTTGTAAGTATCATCATCAATACCATACATAATTACTCTATCTTTTATTTCTTCTAAATATTTTTCTAATTCGTTTATGATATTATTTAATCTTTCTATTTCTTTGTCTAATTCTAAATAATCTTTAAATAATACATAATCAGTACCTTTTATTGTGTCTATATGATGTCCATACCAAGTTTTACTCACTCTTTATCAACTACAACCTTATATTCCATACTTTCAAATTGTTCCTTTGTTACTATTGATTTAATATCTTTATTCCTAATTAAATGTTTATTATAACTATAATCTAATTCTATATAATTACACTCAATACTATCTAAAACTACTTTTGTCACTTTTTCTCCATTAACATAATCTCCTACTTCTATTAAATCAATAAGTTGTCCTTTTTTTATAATAAAATCATTTGAAACTATACAAGGTACATAACTATTATTAAATAATACACAACTAAATTTATCTTTATCATTTTGTCCTAATACATAATAAACTTCTACATTAACAAGTTTACCTATTTCTCCATTTTTAGTTCTTACATAATCTCCTACTTTCACTCTTTATCTTCTCCTCTTAATATATCTATCAATTTTCTTTCTTCCATTGATAATCTTTCACTTCCAAAAGTAGTAGTTCCTTTTTTAAAATTTAATTCATGAGTTTCTATATATTCTATTGCTTTTTCTATTCTTTGTTGTAAACTATCATATACTTCATTTTTTTGATTTAATCTTCCTGCACAATCGCTTCTATTACAATAACAATTATTTAATCTATCTATTTCTTCTTCTAAACTAGATATTTCTTTAGTTACTTTTATATAATCACTCATACATAAATTTTCTATTAATATATTTGTATTTTCTTCACTCATTATCTTCACCTACTACCTAAACAACAAATATAAACCAAATCCAGCCATTATCAAAAAACCTGTTGCAAATAGACTAGTTATTATTATTTCTATAATTAATATTATACGTTCCGTTTTACTCATTATCTTCACCTCTTAATATGTTTAATAAATCTTGGTCGACACTTATAAATTCTAAGGTTTTTATCAAATCTTTCAATTAATACCACCCTGTTCTTTGACTATGTTTCCAAGCATTAGTAGGACTACCATATCTATTAGCTATATATTTTAATCCCCATCTTACTTGTGTTTTATAATTAGTTCTATAATCTGATCCTTCACTTGCCATTTTTCTGCATGGTAGACTTTGAGGTATACCACAAGCTCCTGATTTTTTGTTTACTGCGTTAGGATTCCAACTTGATTCTCTATACCATAGTAATACTAAAGCATTATAGTCATCTTCGCTCCAACCATATTCTCTTACTAGCTGATGAGCATATCCTTGTATTTCTCCTACGTTATATTTTATATTTGTAGTTCTTTTATATACTTTCTTTTTTGCTTTCTTTTTAGTTGTTTTCTTCTTTGTTGTCTTTTTGAC